GATTCACTTCTAATCCTTGAAATTGATTTTTACCTAAAATTATGTTTTCAATATTTGTTTTACCTTGGTCTGATGGCATATAATTAGAATAATCTTTTATTCTATTTAATACAACATTAGTCATTGCTTCCCATTCTTTAGGATTATCTAGGGCTTCACTCATAATCATTCTGGTAATTATATCTTTATTATAATCTTGTACATCTTTTTCATTAGTAAAATGATTTTTTTGAACAGTATCACCCTCATGCATCTTAACAGGTTTCAAAAATCCTTCAAAACTCTGTGAAGGTTTTGATAGTTCCGTCAGTTCCTTATCCGCTTGTTCTGGGGATAAAGGAGATAGCAATCTCTTTCCTACTGAACTCATTGTCGCAAAACTTTCTCTAGGTACCGCTATGGGTTGATTCTTGTTTTCTTCTAAAGTTATCTGCCCACCTACTTGAACAGGTTGAGGGGACTGTCCTTGCGGATTTGGTTGTATGAATCCTTTTTGTTGCTGCGCTTTTTCCTTTTCTATTTCATCAACTCTTTCTTTTCCACGGTTGTTTATTTTTTCTAGGCGGTCATATCCTATCTGTTCAGCTATTACTTTAGGAATAATCATTTCCTTATTACTGACTAAAGCTTGAACAATTGAATCAGCGTCTTCCGCAGCCTGTCCAAAATCAAGTTTGACTCCCTTACGCTGTAATTCTGTTACAGCTTTCATAATCATTCGTTCTATGTCACCCCGACCCGCCATTTCCATAGCTGGTGCATTAATCACAAAATCACCTTCATTTAAATCACGTTTTACATCATCCGCTACGCCTGACTGGTCTTTTCCTTGTTCTTGAACAAGTTCCAAATTTCCTGCGTCTTGTATGGGTTGTTGTTGTTCTTGCTGTTGTCCCATAGGATTTCCTGTAGGGCCTCCTGCTTGAAAACTAACTCTTCCACCTTCTTGCCAATGATGTGGCCCGCTGACGAGTCCGCCTTTAGCCATTACAGCATCTAAATCAGACATGAATTGTTCATGTGTTTGACCTGCTTCCGCTGCCTGTGATTGTTGAGAAGCCACTGCTCCTGAGTAATCTGGTTGCCATTCATCACCACCAGTTGGTTTCGCTGATTCAGGTTCAGATTCAGGTTTAGTAACAATAGGTTCTTTAACTTCCGGTTCCTTAAATATTGAGCTAAAATCTTTTTTTACTCCAGTTTCTGTCTTTTCACCGGCTATCCAAAGTTTACCATGCACATATTGATTTCCCCCGGGGTCTAGCATTATATTACCACTTATTTGCCAACCCATGTCTTTTAATGCATCTTGTGCTGCTTTCGCCTTAGAAGAATCATTGCTTCCGAGATTTGGTTCATTATACATAGAGGCCATCTTCATTATGGAATCCGATGAAAATACATTATTTTTTACACCATCCTGCATAAACTGTGATAGGGCTTCATTTGGCGTATTACCATATTGAGCATACTTTTTTAAACGATATCCGGGGTTGTTACTATTAAATAATATATGATTCATATATTGTTTAGTAGTCATGCTCGCTTTACCACTATATTCATATTTCTTTTCATCACCTAAAACATCTTCCATTCCATTTTTTAGTTTTCTGGTAAAATTATTCTGGTCACGTTCCTGTGCAAAACCATACGCCACCCAAGCTGCCGCCGTACCTAAAGGAAAACCTCCACCCATTATGGAACCCATCATGCCAGTAACAAATGCACCGGTCGGGCCGCCGCCAAATGGTTTACCATAAATTTCAGCTAATCCTGTTGCTTTCTCTAATGTTTTAGCACCTACATCCTTATAAAAGTAATTATCTGAATTAATGTTATTAAAATACTTTGCGGAATTGTCAGCCGTATCTTGATTGTGTTTTGTTGTCGTATTTACCTGCCATTCGCTTTGTAAATTTTGTATATCTTCAGCACTAGTAACACCAAAGTCTGTACTGAGAATATCTGTTCCTTGAGGAAAAATATCTTCCATCTGTTCTGCTTCTGCAGTAGTTACCCCACTTCCTGCAACAAGAGTAGTTCCCGCCTTAATAGGTTTTTTTTCATCAGTATCCTCTGTTTTACCAAAGTCTTCCAGTTGACCAACTTCTGGATATAGTTTATCATCTTTATCCTTTGGTATATCAACATTTATCCCAGTTGATGTAGACGCATGTTCTTCTGATGCTATTCCCATTACTCTCCCTTTTTATGTATTCTTATCTATTGCGTTCACGTCATCTCTTAATCTAAGGAGTTGACCCAGTAAAATTGCTTTCCCCTGATTGCGGAACATTTCCTGTTCCGATTGTGCCACCACCAACGCCTGATGGGTCTGCTCCGTTTGCACCTGCAGGTACTCCTTGAGGGCTTCCCATTGCTTGCTGTTGACCAGCGGCTTGAGTTTCTCCAGTAGTTTCTTGTTGAACATTTAATCCCCTTAACATTTCGGCGAATATCGCCGCATCATCCATATTATTCACTAAAGTCTCAGGGTCTATATCCTGAGCTATGGCCAATTCCCTAATTAGATTTGGTATTTTAATGAACGGTGCTAACATCGGGTTAGCAACAGTTTGTAGTAATGCCGTTAGTCTTTGCGACCTGACTTCCTTCTGCATTACACTAGCCACTCCTCTAGGTTTAATTTCTAAATCGCCTATTATTTCGGAATTATCCGTATTAAACTGCATGTTCCATTGAAACATTGCTTCTCCCAGTGGTTTTAATAGATAGTCATCTATATTTTTCATTACTGTTTTTATGGAAAGGCTTGCTCCACTCAATATCATAGATAATCCTGCCGCCGTGCGGCCTGTTCCCGATACACCTGTTTGTCCATGCATGACGGAGGGTATTCCCGTTTCTTCATCAGCCAGTTGCCTAGCTTGTAAATACATCTGTAAATTTTCCGGTGCCGTGTTAGGAAACTTCAATCCATTGATAGCCGTTCCCGTGACACCTGATTGTCTTCTAAAAATCTTTCCGGGGAATATGTCCATGTTCTGTCCCGGTACCAGTGACGCTTCATCCACGTCAAATACAAGATTACCCGCTAAAGCCAAATTGTCAATAGCCATTCTTACATGACCATTCATAAGCAGTTGTGCGTCTTCCATATTTTCAGGAACACCCACGCCAAATAACTGATAAGGATTTAATTCATATGGAACGGCATGATAAGGTATGCGTTTAGGTGTGAAGGGATTTAATGCTACACGCAGTACCTGTGCATTAGAAATCCAAACATTGACTTGTATTTCATCAGTTTCACTTATAGAGTCAGGAATTTCAGCACCAACTTGTTCTAATAAACTTCTATCTAAAATACCCCAGTATTCTAATACTTCAAATCTATCAGAAGTTACACCTTCACCATAATTTTGCTTGTCATAGGTTTGAATTATATCTTCATAATATTCCGTATTATAATTACCACCCGTTGCTAAACAGATTTCTATTGCCTCTTCGTCAAATAATGGCATGTTTCGTAAATCACGCAATTGTGAACGTGTAAGCTTATGACGTTCTATAATATAATCACAATCACCTAAACTTGTAGCCGCAGGGTCAGGAAAAAAATCCCAACATGAAACAGCTTCTATTTTAGGTACTTCTTTATTATATGGCTGATACATTTTTTTATTTTCATCGCCTTGCGTCCACTTATGTATAGTTTTATTATAATTTAACGGGCCTTTAATAATTCCCGTACCCAGTAAGACAGATTCAAATATGGAATGACGAAGAGTATTAACTGCGTTATTATCTAATAACTGGTCATGGATAACTTTTTCCATTTTTAATGCAGTTTCTTTAGCAGGTGATATCTGGGGGTAATTAGGCATTCTACTCGCCCCCTCTAACAAATTTGCACCCTCGTATCGGTCTTTTAATCCACCCAGTTTATCTAGAGGTGCAGATGCTTCTGTAGCCCCCGGTTCTAACACCCTACCGTCCCCGTTGTATCCAACTGGAGATTGTATTTGTTCTTCGCCCGGCAATGCCAAATGCATGTGCTCCGCTATGCCTTCAGGTACAGGTGTCGGTTCAATAGTCATAGGAAATTTTTTATTAGCAAATAAAATATCTACTATTTGCCCGTATGCGGCAAGAGTTTTAGTTTTAGTTATTTTAATAAAGACTTTACTTTTTTCACTATCCCTAAATTGAGTCGTACTATCATATACGCCTCTATAATTTTTATATGCTCGTAACCATCGTGCTTCATGAGTACTACGAGAAGTCTTAGCTTCTGTATACTTTGAAGTTATATACCCAATAATTCCGGGTAGTTTTTCCGGTGGCATAGTTGAAGCTTGGTCTGTACCCTGCTTATTTTCAGCCATTTATCTTCCTAATCGTTACTATTACCGTTCAACGGTTTTTCCTTATCCGCGTTCATAATTTTAGAACTTAGTTTTTCACTTTTCTTACTTGGAACAGCTTGAATAAATTCTTTAGGCTGTCCTGTTCCACCCTGCGCGTCAAAATCTTTTTTGAAGCGTGTCAGTGGAGCGTCAGGCCTGTTCCATTTTTCCTTGTCCTGTTTCCAAATATAAGCTTTACCATAGTTATAATCATCCTGTGGCATAATTTTCTCCTTTTTTTATATAAGTTTTGGTTTTCGTATTGCTTGACTGTAGACTTTACCTCCTACAGCATAAGGTATGGCGGAAACTCTTCCGCCATGACTTAATCTTGTCTTAATAATTTTTTTAGGTATTTTTTTAAGTTCTTTTAGTTTTTCAACTCCTTCTACTTTTGTAGATTTTTCAAGAGACTTGGCTATGTCTTGCGCCGTTTTTGATAAGCTTCCAATGTAAGGAAGTCTGTGTCCTCCCGCTAAAACAGATATGATATCATTTAAAGCTTGTGCTTCCATTAAGGGCAGTTTAATAATATTTTTTGTTAGGGGGTGTTTCCAAGCCGTTGTTGCTAGCTTTTTAATAGGCTTTAACAGTTCCCCGACCTTTTCAGATTTAAAATGCTGAAATATTATTTCTCCTTTAGGTTTTAAAGGAGGAGGTTCTATAGGTTGAGCGGTCATAGGCATTTTTGGTATCTTCTCTGATTCAAATCCGCCTAAACTTTGTTTTAATCTGTTAACTTTTTCCCCTACACTTTCTGAAGCTGACAAGTTTATTGGTTTTAGCAATCTATTTTCTGGTCGCTGTCCCGCCAGTCGTATTTCCTTCACTTGGTCAGGTCTAAAATACTGTGGTATAACTTCATCCCCTATTTTAATATTCGTATTGAGCATTACGAGTTTTCCATCTGCTACTCTTTTTTCTATCTGACTTAAAAGTTTTCCCGCCTGTTGCACGTCCATGCTTAAAACACGTTCAACACTATAAAATTGCAATAAGGGAATATATTGTAAACGAGCACTAACGGCAAGACCTTCTTTAAATCCAGACATTCCACTTATTCTATGAATAGGACGAATAGTTCCTTCTACTGCTTTCTTTTTTCCAAAACTATCCTCAAATAGTTTTTCTTCAGTGGTCGGATGAGTCATAAACCGTTTTATGGCCATCTCATAATCACGCCCACCCGTAAAATAAAATGTAGGTGGTAATTTTACTTGTATTTTTTTAGTTTGAATAATTCCTTTTTTTTTATCTTCTGCCATATTTAATATCCAAAAACTGTGTCACTTGGTTCATACTGCACTTTATTCTTTATCTTGTTTAACGCCGTGTTAAGCGTTGGTTGATTTGACTGCCGCGTCATAATCATGTACCGCAATGCGTCATAAGCGTGGTCATCCGCCTTCGTGTTCACATCCTCCGGATTAGTCTTGGAAGTGGGTATGCTCGCCAAAGTTCTAATCAAGTTAGTGCACGTACTGAATATTTTCAATCTCGGTTCCACTGTCACGGGGTTCATCGCCAGTCGCCTGTGAACTTCCACTTTTCCTGACACCCTGTCCCTGTCAGCCGGAATCCAACGAACACCATTCCTGAACATCGTCTCCGCTATGCTCGGGCCTACTCCTGTTTTATTCCAGCAACTCGTATCGAGTACTGATAAGAACATCTCCGGGTCGTTTCTTTCCATCTCCAGTATGAGACGGGCCAGTACGTCACCCGTGTATCCCGAATTATAAAGTTCCCTGTAGATGAAAATATTTCCATCAAAATCCAAGCAACCCCATAAAATACAAGATGGAGAGGCGTATCCGTAGTCACCGGAACGCATTCGCTGCCATCCCACGGGAACCTCAAAAGGCTCCACTACATGGGTGGAACGCATGAACTCTGGAAAAGCCGCGCCTTCCGCAACTTCCCAATCACCGTCCAGTAATCGTTTTCTTTCCACTTCAGGCAGGGAACGAAGCATCGCTTCATACTGCCCATCCCTCATCAGATAAGGGTTGTCCGTCAGTCTCGCGGGAATGAACTTTCGTTGATAAAGCGGCTCTCCCGCCTTTTCATGTCGTTCAGGCCATCTGTATATCTCACCGGATTCCATGTCCCTAGCCGCAAACGTTTCGTGTGGGGGTACGGGGTCAATATACATTTTTTTCACCCACCATCCACCGACACCGCCGGGATTGGCCGTACACCTCATATAAGGTTTTATTTCTTCGTTTGTCGTTCTCAGTCGTGAACGCAGGTACTCCCAAACATAAGGCGTGGGATAATGCGTTATTTCATCTATTCCTATCCAGTTAAAGGACTGACCTTGGTATCTTGTCACATCCTTGTCCCTGTCGAGATAAGAAAACCAAGCGGTGGCTCCACTAGGAAAAATCCACATGGATTTCGATTCCTTAAATACCGCTCCCGGAAATGCTTTCGGGTATAATTGCTTGCTTTTATCTATCAGTTCTGTTAATTCATCGAGAGTTCGTCTAATCAACAGTGCCCGATGGTCGGGTAAATGAGCGTACCTAAGTAAATCAGCCAGTAGAGCGTATGATTTTCCACCGCCTGCCGCGCCTCCATATAGAACATCACGTTCCGGGGAGGCTAAAAAGTCCGTTTGTGGCCCAATATTGGGTCTGAATACGATATTTTCCTGCTCCAAGTGCTCTTTCAGCACTTTTGGTGCCACTTTTATGTCATCTTCGGTTAAAGCGGCTGGATTTTGTCCTGTGAGGGTTCCTTCTATCTTTTTCAGCCCTTTTTCAATGAACCTGACCTTGTCCCGTTGTTTTTTTACCTGTTTTACCTTGTTTTCAGCCGTCCTCTTAGCTTGGCGTAGCTTC